TTTGCTCCTAACGCATTGATGTGCTCTAAACTTGGATCCATAGGTTGTACTGGAGCAGGTGGTGGTAATATTTGATCAATATTTTTTACACCTAACGCTTCATACATTTTTCTATATGCAGAATACAAGTTATGTATTTGTGGATTTGATGTTGCAAGTTGTAATTCTGTTTGAGCCATTGATATTCTTTGAGCCATTGAGAATATATTTGGATCTGCAACAGGTAAAATATCTACTCTATCATCAAAATCCATTTGTTTAATTTCTCTTCTACCACCAACTACATCAAATGGATAAACAGGTGGTAAATAAGTTTTAAATACTTTTGCAAGTAATCTAAATTCTTTTTTCATTCCTGCATACAATCTTTTATGGATTGCAGACATAACTCTTGAACCTCTTTCAAGTAATGCAACTGTAGTTCCAACTGCAGCTTGTTGGTTTCCTTCACCCACTTGCATATCAGCAATAGCCGCGAATCTTTGACCTGCTTGTACAACAATACCCATCAATTGTAATAATGTTGGACTTGGTTCTTTGTAAGGTAAAGTCATAAATGCATCTCTTAGATTACCACCTGGTGCATCTACATCTCTAAATTCACCTGGTTGTAATGGAGCCGCTTCATCTCTAACTCTAATACCTCTTTGTTTAAATCCAGCAGGTAAATTAGATAAAGTTCCTGCATCTAATAATTGACGGAGAGCAGCTGTCGCCGTTCTGCTCAATCCGCCAATCATGTGAATTAATCCAAAGCCATAAAAACCAAGACCCGGTAGAAATTTGAAATGGACAAAATATTGGATTTTATTTCTCTTTGGATCTGTTGGTTCATAGTTTCTTCTGATTGATAAAACTTTTCTAGAAGTTTCATCAACAGTTACAATGTAAGGTAATTTTATTCCGGTAGGATTTAATTCATCATCTTTATCTTCAAATCCTTCTAAATCTAAATTAACATGACACTCTAATAGAGTGTACACCATTTCTTGTTTACCTGATTTTCTAGTTCCTTCTAGTTCTCGTTCTTTTTTCTGAATCTCATCTTCTTTTTCTTGTGGTTTTTGTAATTCAATATCTGAATAGAAACCAGCGACTTGTTGTTTTCTTAAATCGTTTTCAGAAATTTTTATTGTTTCAATAATTGCGTCCGCATCGTCTAATGAGGTAGCTGAATACGGAACTACTAAATCATCTGCAGGTACAAACTTAGAAACAGCTCTACCTAACAGTTCATCATAGTAAACTTTTTTAAATGTAGAACCTGCAAGTGGTAAATGAAATAACATCTGATCAAACTCAGGTTCATACTCTTCCATCTTTTCCATTAATTCATAGTTCATGTAATCTTTAACACGTTGTGCTTGAGCTTCTTTTGCTTGATCTGGATTACCTACGATTTGAGTTCTGACTGGTCCTTCTGCAGGCAATAATTCTTTATAAGCTCCTGCTTGGAATTGTGTAACTGCTTCTGCAAGCACTGGGTGTGTTGCACCTGAAGCTCCAGTGAAAGGTTCTGTTCTATTATTATATTTAAAACCTAATAAATCTAAACCTTCTTTATAAGTTTGTTCCCAATCTCTTCTTGATGACTTGTAGTCCATGTAATTTTCTACAAGTTCATTTCCAATTGGATCTGTAATATCTTCTGGTAATAATTCTGCTAAATTATCAAAATGAGTCGGCTGACCTTCGATGTTAACTTTACTTGGATCAAAGTTAACTTCAACGCTGCCATCTTCTTGTTCGTTTACTTCAACTGGAGATCCAGAAAGCTCTTCAGCCTTCTGTTCTTCAATTTCTATTTCTTCTTGAGGATCAACCTCGATCGATGTTTTTACGTTTGGTAACGACTTGTCTATATCTGCCATTTATATTCTCCGGTATAGTGGATGTTTTAACCTGTTTTAGAGGAATATTCAAGCCCTGTGGATTGGGTCCTCTTTTAGGTGGTATTGTGGTTGTTAGTTTTTTAGTCATAGTCTGAAAAGTCTTGATAATAAGGACTACCTTCTTCACCAGAGCCATATTTAGTTTCTAAATATTCTGCTTGAGATACTTGGTTTTCATTTAGGTCTTGTACTTTTTTAAGTTTCTCTTCTCTAATTTTTAAATCTGTTTCATCTAATTGACCTGTTGCAAATTGTTTTAAACTAGAGACATCAGAGTTTAAATCTTCAATTCCTTCTACAATATTTTCACCATCAAATTCTATATCATAATCATCAGGCCCCATTCTTATTCCTCTTGGTTCTACTTCCAATGCTTCAAATTTAGCTGGAACTGTTTGACCAGTTTCTAATTGTTCTGGTGCTCTATAACTTAAAGTTACACTTTGTTCGCCCATGTTTGTAGGTGAATCATACTCAACTACAATGTTTCCAGTTTCTAAATCTTGTGTAACTCTTACACCTTCTTGTTCACCTAACTTCATTACGTGAACAGTTTCTCTATCTTTTGTTGCAACTTGTTTTGTTATATCATCTCCTTCTCTAATAACTTTAGAAACCAATGCATCAAACCAAACAGGCTTACCTCCAACGTTTGCAGTTTTAACCGCAGTTTTTTCTGCAACTTTTGCAACTCTTGCAAAGTCATCACCAAAGCCTAACATCTTCGCTAAAATGACTGCGCCTCCCGCACCACTGACTTTTAAAAATTCTCTTCTGTCAGTTCCTTTTGCACTTAACACTTCATCAATTTCTTTTTCCATTATTTGTTTAGTCACGTCATCAGCTGGAAGATTTCTAGCTTTTGCATATGATTGAAAAAACTTAACACCTGGAAATATCGGTGCAGCTAATTCAACACCAAGACCAACTGTTTCTCCTAATGCAACTGGAGCTGCAGTAGATCCTCTATCAATCATTTTTTGTTTTTCAGTTTCAATTAATTTATCAAGTCCAAGTTTTTTCTCCATAGATGTTGGAGTTATGTTTTCTAAAAATTTAGAAAAGATTCCTGTACCCTGCAATGTTTTTTTATTTCCTGTATCCATCATGTCAAACTCATCAATAAATAATTTACCACCAGGTAAATTATAATCTTGTACATAATCTGAATCTGCATCTACAACTTTGAATGCAGGTTTTTGTATTAAGTCACTTGCAAGTTGTCCAAGTGCAGGTAATATTCTTGCACCAAACTCTGCAACTCTCACTCCTGATCTTGCTAAGATATCTGCGTAGTAAGGATAGTTTCTTGGATCAATCATATCATTTAAATAAGTAATTGGATTCATCGTTTCTTTAAATGTTTGCATCTCTGGTAATTTTGAATCTGGGTTTGTAAAATAATATTCTAATTGTTTTGCAAAATCATCATCCGCTCCAACTGCACCACCACCATCAAATCCGACACGTCCGCCTGTTGCATAATCATATAAAGGTTTAGCAGTTGTTTCATCTATGTTAGGAACGTTCATTTGATCGTTCATAACATCATAAGTACCTTCATCTAAAGGTACTGACAATGTTTTAGCTTCTTCTATTTTAGCGTACTCTGGATCATTTCTCATTTTGTAAGTTCGAATAGCTAAATCTGGATCTCCTGTATCAAGAGCTACATAGTAATCTATTGGTGATAACTCTATTCCCATTTCATCGGCCATAGATTTAGCTGATAAAACAGCACCAGTTCCGATTGCATATCCAACTGGTTTAATAACTTTTCCAAACAACTTTGCACCTTTACCTACAGCTTTTAAAAGTTTTTCTTTTAGTGCAGGTTTTTCTGCAAACTCTTGTAAAGTAACTGCTCCTTTCGGCATTTCAATTGTATAACCAAGTTTTTTAGAAGCTTCTTTAATATCAATTCCTTGTACTTTTAATTCTTCTAATCTTTTTGGTGAATAATATTTATCTACATCTTCTAATTTTCTTATTCTAGGAAGTTTAAAACCATATGTAGTTTCAAAATTAGAAGCAAGTTTATTTATTTTTTTAGCTTCTGTCGCAAATGAAGCTGGATTATTTGCTATGTTTTGTCTAGCATTTGAAAAAGCAGATTGGAAAGCTGCCCCCTCTCGTTGATTTAATTTACTATCTAATACATCTATAAACTGAGAAAATTCTCCTACTCCTGTTCTTGCAGTACCAGTAACTCCAGTTATTTCATTTATATTAAAACCTTTAATTTTATTTTTTTTTAAAAAATTAGAAGCTTTCTTTTTAAAAGATTCAAAAGTACCTTTTTTGTTTCCTAGTTGTTGATCAATTAATTCTAGAGAAGCTCTATACAAATTAGATCTGTAAGGGTTTCCAAAAGGAAATTTATTCATTGTATCAAAAAGTTTATTTGATATTTTTACGTTTTTTCTAATTTTTTTAAAATCATCTACACCAAAATCATTTCCACCATATATCTGTCCTATTCTAACTGTAGCTGTAGCAGCTTCACTTGGAACCATATTTAATCTAGTTAAAATATTATCAGGTACTATTTCTCCTTTTTTTAAAAAACTAGAAGCTTCTATATCATTTAATAATGTTTTAATATTATTAATAGTTCTTGATTTTATTTTTTTAGATTGTTGAAGTTGAAAATCTTTATCAAATAATTCTCTTAATCCACCATAATAAAATTCTTCTAAACTTATTTTAAATTTATTTCTAATATCTTTTATAGAAATACCTTCTTTGTTTCCAAATTTAATAAAATCTTTTTTTGCTTTAGGATTATTTAAAATAGCTTTTGCTTTTTTATATTTAAAAGTATCTCCATAAGAAGCAGCATAACTTGGATCAACAGTAATTGATTTATCTTTTATAAAATTACCAACATATCCTGTTCTACTTTTAGTAAATAAGTTTTGAAAGTTTACATCAATATTATTTGTATCAATAAAGTCTTGTATTAATTTACGAGTAATAACAGTATTTTTAGGAAGAGATTCTACATAAGCTTTTACTTTAGCAACGCCTCCTCTATCAAATTCTTGTCTAACCATGCCACCATCTTCATACATTCTGTTGAATCTATTAAACTGTTCTGTTTGTTCTACTTCTGCTGGTTTGTTCTCTGGTAGTTGGTCTAAAGTTTTTATAGTGTCAGGACCATACTTTTCGCCTATCTGTCTGATAGCATCTTCAAGATCAGGATCTAATAATGCAAGTTTATTACCAAGACTTTGGTCTTCATCATCAATGTACGTTTTACGTATCGGATCAAATATATAAGCCAACGATTCCTCCTTTCTTGAATTCATCAATTGGTTCTGGTTCTTCTATTTGAAAATCAAAATCCAATTCATCTACATCAACACCTGCTTCATCTGCCATCTCTTCTTTGACTCTTAATAAAGCTTCGTTAGGATTCATTTCTTCGCCAGAGGTTAATTTGTTTTTTGCTTTTATTAGCACATCTGCCTGTTCTTTTGAATAACCTTCATTTAATAAATCTTTAAGTCTATATTCAGTATTAAAATTTTTAATTAATCTCATCGGCAATGTATCAAGTTTAGTAGGAGTTTGTCCTTCTTTAATTGGTTTAACATTTGCTCCTGATAACTGATCTGATTTTTGTAAGAAATCTTTTAACATACCTTCTGCCTCTGCACCTGATTTAACAGCTAAAATACCTTCATCTTTTTTAAATGGAATTACTTGTGCTCCTTCTTGAACTGCTTTGTTTGTTCTGTAGTATTCTTTGTAACTATCAGGATCTGATTTTTGTAATGCATTCTCTAATGCTTGGACATTTTCTCCGTGGTACGTGATCCGTTCCATTCTTTGCTTTGGTTTATCTGCATAATAAAATTGTTTACTATTCTCATCTAACTTCTCTGGGTTTTTATATTTATTAAACAATGATAACTCATCTGTTAAATTCTGTTGTATCTCGGTAGGAGTTAAATACTCTAACGCATTGCTTGGTCCTTCTCGTTTAATGGGTTGAATATTATTTTGTTCAATCCATTTAAACACATCATCACTATTGTAATTCCATTTATCCATTTTATCAAAAACATCATTACCAAAATGGTAACGCCATATTCGAACTGGATCCGGTGCATTATACATTGCACCACCCCAATGATGTTTGCCTTGTTTTAAATTCTGATAAATCTGATCATCTAATTTTATAATTCCTTTGTCATGCAACATCGGTAAGTATCTGCTACCCAGACCTCTAAAGACAGAAGAATTAGGGTTATCATACCCTGGACCATCATACAATCTTTTAATTCTTAGTTGTCTCTCCGGAGACACTTCTGTTGAAAAAATATCATCGGTTTCTTTTGCTTTAGTTTTTATATCATCGGAAAGTTTTAATATTCGCTCTAACGCTTGTGTGAAAGATAATTGTTCTAACGGTCTATCTTCATTTGCTTTTTTATAAATCTCTTCTGGGTCTTTGCCTTGTTCAATGATACCTTTTTCAAGTTTAGCTTTTTCAGAATTGACTCTTCGATAAACTCCTAAGTTATAGATGACATTATCCTTTTGAGTTTGAGTTAATCTAATATCAGGATTGTCTTTTAAAAACTGAATGACCGTTTCGAAATCGTTTGTAAAGTCCTCGTTAAAATCTCGCATGTGCATGTACCGTGCATCACGGCCCACGTTTCTTAAACTAATAGCATTTAAAGCACTAGGATCTGTAATCTTAGTGTTAATCAATTCATACTCTTGTAATTGTTTTTTAGTTAATTTTGTCCCAAGAAATTCTACACCTTGAGGAGTATCCGCAATACCCCCTTTAGGTCTTGGTTTGTTAGCCATTAGTTTTTGTAATAATTTTATTAAATCATCCATAATACTCTCGTTTACGTACGTTTAGTGGCTCGTCCTCATAGTCTTCAGGGTGTTGAACAAAGCCTCCTTGTCTAAATCGCATGAGAGCTTGTGTTGTACTATCTACCAAGTCATCATGATCTCCATAAGGAAACGCTGCGCATTCTTCAATGACCTCATCAGCAAATTTCTGCTCAGGAGCCCATATCATACCAGATTCAAATAAAGGTGCAACAGAATTGACCCTAGCATGCTTATCATTTCCTTTACTTGGTGTAAAGTTCATCACAGGAATATTCATTTTTCTTAATTCATAAGTTAAAGGTAGACCTGATGCTTTTGCCTCAACAATGACTGTTTCAGGTTGCCAGTATTCATATTGCTCATAAGCTTTCCTACGTAACTCAGGAAACTCATACCGATCTTTAATAGCATCGAGTAATATTAAATTAGCTGGACTATCTTCTGTTGGATAAAAAACTCCCCAGGTCGTAATAGCAGAATAGTCTGCTGTTTCTTTTTTCAAAAACGCAGTATCATAAGATTGTATGACATGATCTAAAGTTGGTATCCAATCATGTTTCCAAATACGCCACCACTCTCGTTTTAGTATTGCACCTTCTTCTGCAGTTGGATTTTGCATCCACTGTGCATTCCATTTACTAACCGGTAGAGTTGCTTGTACCTTTTCAAGTTCTTCTAACTTCCAATACTCTGGCCATACAGGAACCGGGTTCCGTGATCCGTGGTCCAAGATTG